GAAGGGCGTGGATATTTTTAAGAAAAAGTAATTTGACTTAATCTTACATCGGGGGAAAAATGGGGGAGGAAGATAAACCCAAGAACGCGCTTGACGAGTTTTGGGACAACTTGGGGGACAAGGAGAAAAAAAATGTCAGAAGCTATAGATCCAATAAACGTCATATACAAACTAAAAAAGACGATGCAAACCGTTCTAGACGGCCTCGTGCAAACTCTAGCAAGCGGCGGGATTGACAACTACGAAGAATATAAATATATATTAGGTAAGATCCATGCGATCGATTTAATAAATCAGGAACTCTCTAACCTGCTAAAACCAAAGGAGCCAAATAACGATGACAACATCACACGCATTAGAAGCTAAATACGAAGCTGAAGATAAAGAAATTAAAGAAGAAACAGAATCAACAAACTTAGAGAAACTACCAAACCCCACTGGATGGCGTTTGTTAGTCATGCCTTTTGCAGTCAAAGAGAAAACTGAGGGCGGTATTATTATTGCACAAGAAACATTAGATCGAGCACGTGTTGCAACGCAAGTTGGATACGTATTGAAGATGGGTGATCTTTGTTACAAAGACGAGGATAAATATCCGACAGGAGCTTGGTGCAAGGAAAAAGATTGGGTGATCTTTGCGAGATATGCAGGATCACGAATGGAGATTGATGGTGGTGAGATACGATTACTAAACGATGACGAAGTCTTAGGAACAATAGATGATCCTAACGACATTCTTCACGCATTTTAACATAGAGGAGGATAATCTATGCAAGACGACGATTTACAAATAGACGTTGGTGAAGCTGATGAGCAAGAACAAGAAATTGATCTTGAGGCAGAACCACAGCAAGAAAAGCCAGAGGAACAGATAGAAGTTCAAGAACAAGAAGAACAACCTGAGCCAGAGGCAAAAGCTGAAAAAAGAGAAGAGCTGGATGACTACAGCGAAGGCGTACAAAAAAGAATAGCTAAACTTACACGCAAAATGCGTGAAGCTGAAAGGCAAAAAGAAGAGGCCATTCAATACGCTCAAACTGTAAAAGATGAAAATCAAAACTTAAAATCAAAGTATGATTTTATACAATCAAACTATGGTGATGAGTTTGAGAAAAGAGTTAAGTCTGACTTGGAAGCAGCTCAAATAAAATTAAGAGATGCAATCGCCAACAACGATGTTGACGAACAAGTAAAAGCACAGACTATTTTAGCTGGTCTTTCTATGGATAGCAGTAGAATTAGTCAGATGAAAAAGACACAAGAGGAGCTTGAGCAAGCAAAAGCGAATGTTAAAACAGAAGCTGCACCAGCTCAACAAGCACCAGCAGCCCCTGCACCAGACCCTAAAGCAGATGCGTGGGCAGCCAAAAACTCTTGGTTTGGCACCGATAATGCCATGACTTACAGTGCTTTTGACATTCACAAGAAACTTGTGGAGCAAGAAGGCTTTGATCCAACATCAGACGAATATTATGCTGAAGTGGATAAGAGAATAAGACTTGAATTCCCACACAAATTTGGTAATAATGAGTCAACTACAGCAGAGCAACCTGCTCAGACTGTTGCAAGGGACGCAGAAAAACTGTGAAACTCACACCGTCACAGGTAGCAATTTCTAAACGATTAGGTGTGCCACTCGAAGAGTATGCGAAACAATTAGCCGCGAAGGAGGTATAAGCATATGGAACAAGATAAGAAAATAAAAACTTCCCGCGCGAGTCAAGCTCGGGCTAAAACTGAAAAGCCTAAAGTATGGACTCCTCCATCATCACTAGATTCACCGCCTGCGCCAGACGGTTATCGACACAGATGGATACGCGCCGAAAGCATGGGTACAGATGATACCAAAAACATGTCGGGCAAAATCAGATCTGGATGGGAGCTCGTAAGAGCTGATGAATATCCAGACTCAGATTATCCAAGTGTCAATGAAGGCAGATACGCAGGAGTGATTGGGGTTGGTGGCCTATTGCTGGCTAGGATACCAGAAGAAGTCGCAAAGTCGCGTGAAGCGTACTTTCAGAAAAAAACAGCTGACGGAAACGAAGCTATCTCAACCGACTTACTGAAGGAACAGCATCCAAGTATGCCGATCAATGAAGATCGACAGACTCGTGTAACTTTTGGTGGTACAAAGAATTAATTATTTAGTAATTCCTACCCACCGCTAACAATAAAACCTTTAAGGAGGAAAACATATGGCTAATGTAGACAGCCCATTTGGTCTAAGACCTATAGGTAATAGTGTTGGTGGAACAACTTTTCAAACCACGGAATATGAGATTAAAGACAACCAGTCTAACTCAATCTTCCAAGGCGATATCGTTGAGATCGATACAAGTAACGCTGGATTCGTAGACATCCAAGCTGCTGTATCAAACGAAGACGGTATTGGAGTGTTCAATGGATGCTTAATTGAAAGCGATCCTTCAACAGGAAAACCTAAATTCTCTAACTTTTATTCTCAAACGAATATTACGCAGGGAAAAATCAAAGCATTTGTATTTGATAACCCGTATCAAAGATTCTTGATACAAGGTGATTCAGCTACAGCTGCTGCTGCGGCAGACATCGGTAAAGTTGCTGACACTGTTGCTACTCACTCAGGTTCAACTATTACTGGTATTTCCGGTTTAGAGTTGGATGTGTCTGATTTAGCTGCAACAGATGGTCAATTAAAAGCACTAGGCTTTACTGGCGATCCGCAAAATAACGAACTAGCAACTCATGCGAACTACGTAGTACAGTTCAATGAACATGCTCATAAAACACAATTATAATAGCAGGAGGATTTAACACATGGCTATATCAAGACAACAACTAGCTAAAGAGCTAGAGCCAGGTCTGAATGCATTATTTGGACTTGAGTACAAAAACTACGAAAACCAGCACACAGAAATCTACGACATCGAGAACTCTGACAGAGCTTTCGAAGAAGAAGTAATGCTGTCTGGTTTCGCAAACGCTGCTGTAAAAGCTGAAGGTTCAGCTGTGACTTTTGACACTGCTAACGAATCTTTCACTTCACGTTATACTCACGAGACAATTGCTCTCGCTTTCGCAATTACTGAGGAAGCAATCGAGGATAACTTGTATGATAGAATCGCTACTAGATATACAAAAGCACTAGCTAGATCTATGGCTCAAACAAAGCAAATCAAATCAGCTAACGTTCTTAACAATGGCTTTAACAGTTCATTCCCAGGTGGTGACGGCAAAGAATTATTTGCAACAGATCACCCAACGCAATCTGCAGGAAGTCTTGCGAATGAGCTATCGACATCTGCTGACTTAAGTGAAACTTCACTAGAGCAAGCGATGATTGATATTGCTGCATTTAAAGATGAGAGAGGCTTTAAAATCGCGGCTCGAGGATTGAAATTAATCATTCCATCTGAGCTACAGTTTATCGCTGAAAGAATCTTAAGATCACCAGCAAGAGTTGGCACTGCTGATAATGATTTGAACGCACTATCTTCAAAAGGTATGTTGCCACAAGGATACGTGGTAAACAACTACCTAACAGATACAGACGCGTTCTTCATTAAAACTGACGTTCCTAACGGAATGAAAATGTTCAACAGAGCTAATTTAAAAACAGCTATGGAAGGC